TGCTGCGCATCAGGCTCATGGCCACGGTGTCGTCGACCGCCAAGTACAAGACGCTCCTGCGGGGGACGTCGAGCGACGGGCGGCTGCGCGGCACGCTGCAGTTCTGTGGCGCTGCGCGCACCGGCCGCTGGGCTGGCCGCCTCTTCCAGCCCCAGAACCTGATGCGCCCGACGCTGAAGCAACAGGCCATCCTCGACGCCATCGAAGCCTTCCTCGCGGACTGCGCGGACCTGGTCTACGACAACGTCATGAACACCGCCGCCAACTGCACGCGCGGCGCGCTGACCGTCGGGCCCGGCAAGAAGATGGTGTCCTCCGACCTGGCCAACATCGAAGGCCGGTTCCTGGCCTGGCTGGCAGGCGAAGAGTGGAAGCTCCGCGCGTTCAGGGACTACGACGCAGGCACCGGCCCCGACCTCTACTACGTCGGCGCGTCCGAGGTGCTGAACATACCTATCGACCAGGTCACGGCCGACCAACGCCAGGCGCAGGGCAAGGTGCCCGAGCTGGCCTGCGGTTACCAAGGTGCCGTCGGCGCGTTCCAGGCGATGGCCCGCATCTACGGGCTGGAGATGTCCGACGCCCGGGCGCTCGAGATCGTGAAGGCCTGGCGCAAGAAGAACAAGCACATCGTCGAGCTGTGGTACGAGACCGAGCGCGCCGCGATCCGCGCCGCCGAGCAGCCAGGCCTGCGCGTCGAGGTCGCGGGCGGCAAGCTCGTCTTCCAGCGTGACGGCAGCTGGCTGCGTATGCGCCTGCCGTCTGGCCGTTGCCTCTGCTACCCGGGCGTCGCCGTCGAGGAGGGCAAGCTGACGTACATGGGGGTCAACCAGTACACCCGGAAATGGGAACGGCTGCACACTTACGGCGGCAAGCTGATCGAGAACGCCACGCAGGGCGGGGCTCGCGACGTGCTGGCGCACAACATGGCCGAGGCCGAGGCGGCCGGGTTCCCTATTATTTTAACTTGTCACGACGAGCTGGTCACGGAGCCTATTGACAGTGACCAGTTTACGGTTGATCGTCTCTCCTCAATAATGACCACGGTCCCCCCGTGGGCACAAGGCCTGCCTCTGGCAGCGGCTGGTTGGGAAGGCGCTAGATACCAAAAATGAGAGAACAGTGGCGCAAGATCGAAGGCTGGGAAGGTGACTATTACGAGGTCAGCGACCGTGGCCGAGTGCGCTCGAAGGACCGATACGTCGCTGCCGGGAAGGGCGGGCTCGGGGAGGCGATCCGGCGCGGGCGCATTCTCCAACCAGCCGTCAAGGGCAACGGCTACCACGTCGTCACCTTGGCGGGAGAAGGAAAACGCCAGCAGCATACGATCCACGATCTGGTGCTCGCTACCTTCGTCGGACCAAAACCTGACGGGCAGGTCGCGCGCCACTTGAACGACCGGAAGGGCGATAACCGACTGGCCAATCTCTGCTACGGAACGCACAAGGACAATGCGGCAGATAGCATCGTGAACGACGTCAGACCGAGAGGTTCGCGCCACGGCATGGCGAAGCTGACCGAGAACGACGTGCGTAACATTCGCGCCCTAAAACTCGACCACATCACGGTGGCCACGCTTTACAACGTCCACCCTGCGCACGTCTGGGGCATCCGCACCCGGCGAACATGGAAGCACATCTGATGCGTGAGAGCACAGTCGAGATGCACCTGCGCAAGAAGGCGACAGCCGCCGGGGCGCTGGTCAGGAAGATGGTCTGGCCGGGGCACCGCGGCGCGCCGGATCGGTTGGTGATCTGGCCTCAAGGCCCCCAGCAGTACGGCGTTCCGCTCATCGCCGCGAAGGTTCATTTCGTCGAGCTGAAGGCCCCCGGCAAGAAGCCCGATCCGCATCAGGAGCGGGAGCACGCCAAGCTGCGCAGCCTGGGCTGCGCGGTCTTCACCCTCGACAGCATCGAGGCAGTCGACGATTACATTGAGGAGAGGACACAGTGAACCCTTACCACCAAATCCGAGAGCGCCGCGCCCCGAAGCCGACGGGCGGCAGCATCGCCCACAAAACCTGGACCGCCGCAGAGTTGGCCCGGGCCATACGCCACCGGCGTGCCGGTCGCAGCGCGGCGTACATCGCCGGGATACTGGGCCGCACCCGCAACTCGGTCATCGGCGCGTTGCGCCGGGCAGGTGAGCCAGGCGTGCTGAATAACCAGTTCCCCGATCCTTGGGGCCTGCGCCTTGTCCCGTGAGTACGTCCCCAGGCCCTGGCAACCGGCTATGATCGACCACGCCTGCGAGGTCGTGCGCGCCGGTCAGTGGGCGGGGATGGGCACGGGCAAGACCTCGGCCACGTTGGCCGCCCTCGACCTGCTCCACCTCTGCGGCGAGGTCACGCGACCGGCGCTGGTCATCGCGCCGAAGCGGGTGGCCGAGCACACCTGGCCCGACGAGGTCAAGAAGTGGGACTTCTGCGCGGGGTGGCAGGTCGACACGATCCTCGGCACGCCTGCCGAACGGCTGGCAGCTCTCGGCCGTGTGCGAAGGGGCGGCTCGCCTCTGGCCACGATCAACTACGAGAACCTGCCGTGGCTGCTCGAGAAGCTCGACGGCGACTGGCCCTTCGGCATGGTGATCGCCGACGAGAGCACCAAGCTGAAGAGCTTCCGTGGCGGCTTCCGCACGCACCCGACCACCGGCAAGACCTATTACCAGGGCGGCGGCTCGACCAGGGCCAGGGCCCTAGGGCGCGTCGCCCACCGCACGCCGCGCTGGATCAACCTGACGGGCACGCCGTCGCCGAACGGGCTGCAAGACCTCTGGGGCCAGGGCTGGTTTCTCGACGCTGGCCAGCGTCTGGGCCGCACGTTCGAGAGCTTCAAGGAGCGGTGGTTCCAGAAGTCGTTCGACGGCTTCAGCATCGACCCGCTGCCCTTCGCGCAGGAGCAGATCGAGACGGCGATCCGCGACATCTGCCTGACCACCGAGGTCGACGTGGAGGATCACGTCAAGAACGTGATTTACGTCGAGCTGCCAGCTAAGGCCCGGGCGCAGTACCGCGAGATGGAGCGCAAGATGTGGACCGAGATCAAGGCGGTCGGCATCGAGGCGGCGAACGCCGCGGCGCGCACGGGCAAATGCGGGCAGCTGGCGTCGGGCGCGGTTTACGACAACGAGGAAGAAAGGAAGTGGCATGAGGTTCATGACGTCAAGCTGGTGGCCCTGGGGAGCATCATCGAGGAAGCGGCCGGTGCTCCCGTGCTTGTCGCCTACAACTGGCGGCACGATCTCGAACGGCTCCAGCGCACCTTCCCCAACGGCATCGACCTGTCGACGCCAGTTGGCTTGCGCCGCGCTAAGGCAGGCGAGGGCCGAGTTTGGTTTGCGCACCCGGCCTCTCTGGGCCACGGGGTAGACGGGCTGCAGGAGCACAGCCACGAGCTGGCGTTCTTCTCGCTCGATTGGAACCTCGAAGAGCACGACCAGATCATCGAGCGCGTGGGCCCCATGCGCCAACAGCAGGCCGGAAAGAACCGGCGCGTATTCGTCCACTACCTTGTCGCCGCGGGGACTGTGGACGAACTGAAACTAGAGCGGCTCAACACCAAGAGGAGCGTCCAGCAGATCATGCTCGACGCCATGAAGAGGAACACATGACCGACGACGCATACTTCGACGCCAGCCCCGACGTGCTGAACGACAACGCGCAGGGCCGCCTGCGCGGCATCATTGAGCGCCTCGAGCGTCTCGACGAGGACAAGGCCGCCGTGATGGCCGACATGAAGGAGGTCTTCGCCGAGGCCAAGGGCGAGGGCTATGACGTGAAGACCCTGCGCAAGGTGCTTCGCATCAGCAAGATGGACAAGGCCAAGCGCCAAGAGGAAGAGGCGATCCTCGATCTCTATCTGTCAGCTTTGGGTTTGATCTAGCACCGATCTGTGTTAGGTTAGCCGCTGACCTCACGGCCTCCCGGGAGACGGGGCCGTGGGATGAGTGGCGCGCGATCAAGCGCGTGTCACGCCCAAAGCTCCGGCCGCTGGTTACTTGTCCTTCCCAGCGGCCGGAGCTTTTTGCTTTAGAGCACCCGGATCAGTTTGTTCACGATGATCGTCGGCTGCACGTTCTGGCTCGCGCCTGCGCCCGTGTCGGCCAGGGTGATACCCGTGGTGGCCGAGCCGCTGTTGTACGACGTGACGGTTTCACCGCCGCCGGCACCTGTCGCGGTCGAGCCCGAACTGGTGACGTCGCTCGACGAGGGCGGCGAGATTAGGTGGGTGTGGCCCGGGTCGGTGACCGTGTGCGTGTGTGCGTGCAGCCGCTCGTCACCGCCCGAAGCGCCGAGCACGTCACCGTCGATACCCGACACCGCGGCGGTCAGGCGGTTGGCCGAGGTGCCCCCCATGTCGTCCCGGCCAGCGCCTGGTCGGCCCCGGTAGTCGGGCAGGTTGAAGGTCGTCGTGCTGTCCCCCGAACCGTAAGTGGTCCCGAGGCGGGCAAACAGCGTGGCGTAGGTCGAGCGGCTGACCGCTTGCCCGTAAGGGAAGACCCACGTCACGCCCTGCACGACAGCCGGTTCGGCGGTGCCTGCGTAGTCGATCACCGTTCCGATGGGGCAGATGATGTTGGCCAGCGCCAGGACTTCAGCGGCGGTCGGGTAGTCCTCGGCGAGCAGGGACTGAGGGACGAAGGTGGTCATGGTCTCGTTCTTTCAGCGGGCCCAGAAGGCATACCAAGGGGCGTTGACGGCACGGTAGGCACGCTGGTCTCGCGCCTCGCACAGCTTGATGACGGCGAGGCCGTCCTTCTTGTCGCGCTCCGACTGCGTGAGGCGGCCGGTCTCGTCGAGGGCGTAGTTGCGCCAGTCGTCCAGCGGCACGCCGCTGTCGGCGAGGGTAGCGTGGCCGACGACGTTGCCCAAGATGGCCTCGCCGAAGACCGAGCAGCCTTCAGCAGGCGCTGATACCCTGGAGCTTGCACAGCTGGTAGCGAGCAACGCGCTCGCGGTCAGCAGGATCAGCTTGGCGTACCGCATCTTGGGCCTCCTGTACCTGGGTCCGGGTGGCGGCGTCGGCCGCCGCGTTGTTGACGGTGATCTCAAAGGTCTCGCTTGCCGTCGCGGTGCGCGCGTCGGCGATGGTGGCTTGGTCCTTGGCCTGGTCCGCAGAGGTGCATGCCCCGCGCCACGAGAGCAGGGACAGCACGGCGACGACAACGGCCGCCAGGATCAGCCAGGTGCGGAGGGGGAAGGGGTTCTTCATGGGTAGCGCCTCCGGTCCAGCTCGAAGTGGGGACCGTCGCGCAGGCTCTTCCAGTCGCCGCCCCAGATGATCGGCACGTTCAGTTCCTTGGACGCCCGCTTGAAAGCCTCCGCGATGCGCGGGTAGAGGGGCCAGTCCCAGCGCACTTTGCCGCCGACCAGGGCCGCGACATCGACCGCATGGCCCGTGATGTGGCGGCTGTTCAGGGTCTTGGACGCACCTTCGTTGAACAGCTCCTGCTGCCGGGCGCGGGTCCGCAGACCCTCGGTGATCATGAAGTCGAGGGGGCTGTAGGACAGGGCCAGGTGGGCGACCTTGACCAGGTCAGGGTGAACGCCTTTCAGGCGGGAGAGGGACCGGGAACCGAAGACGTTGCTCATGGCTTTTTCCAGCTTGCGACGATGCGGGCGAGGTCGGCGGCCGACGCGCCGCCCATGTAGAGGAGGGCGAAGAAGGCCTGCGAACCGATCAGGGCCAGGGCCACGTCGCGCAGCGGCCCACCCTCGCTGAGCTTCCAGATGATGCCGACCAGCAGGATCGTGGTCGACACGACGTAGCCGATGGTGACCCAGCGACGCCAGTGGAACGAGGGTTCGGGGAGGGGGTCTTGGTTGTCGGTCATTCTCCCTCCTTCTTCTCGATCCGGTCTAGCTGTTCCTTCATGGCCTGGGTGCGCTCGTCCAGGCGCGCCAGCGTCCCGTCGGCGAGAGGGCCGACGATGCGCTCGAGGCTGGCCACGCGCTGGTTGATGCCGCCGCCCCAAAAGATGAGCACGGCGATCTGGAGGCCAAGCGTCAGTATGACGCCGATCATGGCCCAGTTCAGTTTGCGGGCGTCAGAGTGGAGGGTCATCTACTTGACTACCCGTATTTTTGCGGTGGCCGACGCAAGATCAACCGGGTCGGCTCCCCCGAGGTTGTGGGCGAAATACTTCACGGTGTTGGCGGCGCTCACCCACGAGTGGATGACGACACCGGCCAGGTCGACGGACAAAGAGGCTTGGGTCAGGTCGCCCAAAGCCGCGCCCGTCACGGTCAGCGTTTGGATCGCGCCAGACCCACCGAGGGCGAGAGAGGCGGCGTCGAAGGTCGCGGTGCCTTCCAGCATGGCGCGGTCGGCCAGCTCGACCCAAGTGCCGGTTTGCGTGTAGAAGTGGCGGCCGTAGTTTTCCACGATGATTTCGCGCGGCAGCTCGTTCCATAACGTCTGCTCCCCCGTGCCCGTGACGATGCGCGCGTAGCCCGTCACCGGCAGACCGCTCGGGCCGCTAGTAACCGTCGCCCCCGCCAGCTCCACCACGAAATCGTTGCCCGGCTTGATCGTCGCGAAGCTGATGTCCCAGTTTACGAAATGCGTGTAGAAGTTTTCGTTCTCGCGGAACGTATAGTCGGTCAGCTTGGCAATCGTCGTGCCCGACAACTGGTTGAACACTCGGTTGTTGCTGACAACCGTCAGCGTGTTTTTGTTGTTGTAGGCGTGGATGGCGAGCTTTGCTGAAAGGTCCGTGCCGTCGTGGCCTGTGTACCCGATCAGCATCAGGTTGGTCTGGACAGTACAGTTTGCCACGGTGATCGAGAGTTTGGTGCTCGCCAGCTTGACTTGGTCGGCCTGGAACTCGACAAAAGACCGGGACAGAGCCGTCGTCACCAAACCGTCTACGCCGAGGACGCGGACGTTGTCGATGAGGACTGTCGAGCTGGGCGAGTTGGCACCCAGGACTGTGAGGAAGAACCTCGGGAAATCGACCGTCGTGCGGACCTCGACGTCGCGGATGGTGGTGAAGCGCGCGGTGTCAGGGTTGGTCAGCTGCGAAGCGAATACGGAGTAGCTGGCCCCAACCGCCACGTCGATGTTGATGCGGCAGTTTTCAACGTAAAGCTCGCCGCACTGCGCGTCGATCTCCAGACCGCCCGAGATTGTTCCGACGCCACCCCGGTCGAACACGCAGTTGATGGCTTCCGTACGCCGCGTCTGGGTCTTGCAGCTGCGGCCCCTGTTGCCTGTGAAGGTGCAGTTGACAAAGCGAGCGAGCGGCCCGACGGGCACCCCGCCTCCGCCCAGCGGGCCGAAGATCGCGGCTCCGTCTGCATCTTGGAGGGCGTTCTGGACGTTGAGGAAGGACGAGT